CAAAGCTTGGTGTTACAGAAGAGCAGGAACAGATCATGTCCGTAGCTATGGGCTACGATAACGTGATGAAGATGTTTAACGAGATCGGCTCTATAACCAGCGAGAAGAACGTCGATGACACCGACAACACTACTGATTTTGGTATGACACCAGAGAAGGCACGTTACGAGATGGATCAGATTCTGTCAGCCGCCGCTATTCAGGGTAGTGCCTCCGCGATAGAGTTCGAGAAACAGTCTGGCCCGTCATATCATCGCTACAAGCAATTGATGCGATTGCGTCATGGAGGATCGTAGAATTGAATACAATCTAGCGATGTGCTAGAGTGGTTATATTCTGGACAAGGCGTAAGCCCCCATGCCAGCGGGAAAGACCGCACTTTGTGGCCCCGGTTAACGGATAAGCTGCGGTGGTACGACACAGTGTTGTGCCTATACTTTAACGCAATAATGGAGAAGACTTATGTCTGACGCTACTATTGAACGGAGTTATATCGAGACGTACAACGACTCGCTTATTCTCCTTTCACAACAGCGACCTTCTCGCTTCCGCAACTTTGTGATGTCAAGCGCACAAAAGGGTGAAGGAGCTGCCCCTGTAGAACAGGTTGCCGCAGCTCAAGCACAGGAAGTGACCACTCGTGGTCAGGTCAAACCGATTATCGAAACGGTTCATGATCGCCGCTGGGAATACCCAAAGCATTTTGTTTGGGGTGACCTTTGTGACGAAATCGATAAACTTAAAATCAACATCGAACTCAGCGGTGCATATACCCAGACGGGTATCGCCTCTGTCAATCGCGAGATTGACGATGAAGTCATCGACTCGCTTCTTCGCGATGCTCAGACTGGACGTAGTGGTGGTACTACCACATCGCTTCCTTCTGGCAACGTGATCGCTGTAGATGAGGGTGCAGCCGCCGCTACGGGAATGAATACTGACAAGCTTCTGGCTGCTCGTGAAATCATCCTTGGCAACAACGTAGACCTCGATGACCCCAACAATATGCTTTGTTGCGGTATCAGTGCGGCTCAAGAACGTGACTTGATCGAACAGGTCAAAGTCGTGAACAAAGACTATCAGGATTCCGCAGTACTTGCTGGCAACGGCACATCTCTGAAATCTTGGTTCGGCATCAACTTCGTACTTACGGAGCGGTTGAACGTAGATGGCTCTAGCTATCGCCGTAACCCCTTCTGGTGCAAAAGCGGTGTACACCTTGGTATCTGGAATGATGTCTCTGGAGACATCTCTAAGCGTCCAGACCTCAACCTCAACCCAATGCACATTACCGTAAACGCCTCCTTCGGCGGTACTCGTACCGAAGAAGAAAAAGTTTGCGAAATCTTGTGTAGTGAAGCATAAGGGAGTATTGAATCATGGCTAACGAAAACATGACCCAAATCGCCCTTGTAGACGGTACGCCCAAAAAGTCTGCTTCTATGTCTGGTGGCGGTGCTAATCCTGTAGTTGCAATTGATACTAAATTGCTTGCTACTACGCCAGCCACTGGCGGAACGATTACGCTGACTCGCGTCCCTGTGGACGCAAAGATCGCCAGCATCATGCTTGCCTTTGATGACCTTGGAACCTCTGCCCCGGCAGACCTTGGTTTCTACAAAGCTGGCTCCGCTGGTGCAACCGCAGTTGATATCGATGCTATGGCATCCGCTATCGCAATGGGAACGGCCCAAACTACTTGGGCTGAGTACCGTTTCGAAGCAGCGAACATCAGCACAGCAGATCAGCCAGCGTGGGAACTTGCAGGACTGAGCGCACGACCAGACTATGGCGATTTCGATATCGTCCTTACGTTTGGTACTGTGAGTTCTGGTGCTGTAGGTGACGTATCCTTCAAGGTAGAATACCTGCGATAGCCCCCATCATCCGTAGGGTGGGTCATCAGGCTTATGCTTGGTGGCCCACCTGACGGAGTTTAAGGAGAGTAAAATGGCACTTGCATACTATGCGGTCACTCCTGGCGGGGATCAAAACGATGTTACGTCCGGTACGGCTTTATCTCATCAGGTCGCGCTCACAGTTGTAACGTGGGACGATAGTGAGATTGTTACCCGTGGACAGCTATTAGCGCATCTTGCGTTGATCGAATCCACTCTGGACACCAACATTGTCTATAACTCGATCTCGAACGCTTCTGACCCACGAGGGTACTTGGTGCCATTCGGCGGTGATCAGAGCGATGTTGTTTGGCGTAACGCCACAGCGGACACCGACAGTGTTCTTGATGGTGCTGGGCACGTAGCTGTTGAAGGCTACACGGAAGTTAACGCCCCTAAAGGCGAAATCCTGCGCGACTTGCAGGTAATCAAAACTGCTATTGTGCAGGGAGACTTCCCAATTGCCTAGTTCTCAGGTAGAGACTGATGTAATTAATCGCGCTCTCACCCTATTGGGTGAGGGCCGTATTACGTCTCGCTCAGATAAGTCTGAGAAGGCGCGTGTGATGGACACACTTTTTGACGCATCTAGGGATGCATTGCTTCGCGAATGCCCGTGGAATTTCGCTCGCAGACGAGTTCAGTTGGCGGCCACCGGGACAGCACCAGCTTTTGGTAGCTATAGTGACACCTACGACCTCCCTGCTGACTGCTTATATGTTCAGCACACCGATGACTTTGAAGCATACACTATAGAGAATAACCAGATACTTGCGAATCCTAGCGATAATCTTACTAACGGTGTTCTAAACCTCGCCTATATAGCGAGGGTAACCGATATGACTAGGGCTGACACGCTCTTTGTCGAGGCACTATCTTACCGTCTCGCTATGGAGGCGTGTGAGAATATTACTCAATCAAACACCAAAAAGGATTATCTCACAAATCTTTACATGGACATCGTCATCCGCGCCAAGCGGTATAATGGTCAGGAAGATTCGTCCAAAGACTTTGTCGAAGATACGTGGATTACAATTCGTGGATAATGGCAAAATTTTCACCGAAACAGGATCGCTTTAACGGCGGTATCCAATCACCCCTTCTAAGGGGTAACGGAGACGCACCTCGTCGGGATACCTCTATCTCCGACAGTTCTAATCTTATCCCGATAAAGTATGGCCCATTGGTTCGTCGTGGTGGTACTTTGGATATTGCTCCTGTTCGCGTTGCTTCTGGGCCAGCGTATCTATTCAACTTTGAGTACAGCGATGTTGAATCCTACATCCTTGAGTTCACCGAAGACCCTATCTATGGATCCATCATGCGCTCTTACCGTGATGAGCAAATGATATTCAATAGCGATGCAAGTAATATAGGAATCATAGACGGTAATTCTGGGGCAGTTGATAGCATAACAGACGCAACACCGCCAGTGATTACGTGCAGTAACGCACTATCTAACGGTCACGTTCCAGGGGCTATAGTTTATTTGAGTGGACTGACTGAGGCTACAGAATTAAATGGTGGCTGGTACAAGATTAAGTCATCTCCAGCACCAGTGATAACCGCCCCATCCTCATTCGCTATAGAGAATATGGACGGTACCGATATTGACGGACTGGTCGCAGCCGAGACATCCGCATTAGGAACATCCCAGAGACCTGTTAATCTAATCTTACCTTATTGCGATGGAGAGATGTTTAGGTCTGACGGATCTTTTATACCCAAGCTTGTTCAGTCGAACGATGTCATATACATGACTCACCCGGACTACGGCACCAGAATCATAAAGAGGCTATCTGCGACATCGTGGGATATAGCCATTGCCGACTTTGATAACGGCCCGTACCTAGATCAGAACGGGGCGGCCATAATTCCGTCCTATGAACAACAGGTATTTAGTATAACAAGAAACTTCTGGGGTAATCTAGGGAGAAAATTAGCCGTAGATAAGAGGAACTCTGCCTATTTGCGTCCAGAGCATGGCGAAATGAAGATAATATCTATAACACAGGAAGCAGTTACAGCTACAACGCCACTTATTACCACTATCGACGCTCACGGATTATCTACAGGGGACTCTGCTTCGTTTGCTGGATTTGGAGACAAAGGCAACTTGATGTCAGAACTTATTGGGCAATCAGCACTTATAACAGTACAAAGTGATACAACATTTAGTATAGATATAGATACAAGAAACACAACAGCTTATGTATATACTGATGCCACCGACGAAATGGGTGCATACCCCCGATTTAATTGGAGGTTCAAGGTAGACACCGATTCCTTTGTTAGAACTGACTGTAAATACGAAGGACTATATAATTTCATAGACCCGTTAGACCCAGCTATATTAGATGTCAGATATCTACCAACAATGGGTGCCGACGATCCACTTGTTAATGGTGATAAGGTAACCCTAACCAGTATGACTGGTATGACGCAGTTAAGTAATAGGACATTTACTCTAGCTAATGGGGCGTATAAAGATCGTGAAATTAATAATATTCTAAAACCATCACCAGTAACAATAGTCACAACCCTAGATCATGGTCTGGATGTTGGTGATATTATTTACATAAATGGTATTGTAGAGGCACCAAGCAGTAATGAGTTTGAGTCACTGAATGGGAAAGAGTTCGAGGTTAAGACAGTCTCAACATCAACCTCCTTTAGAATAATGGATCTAGACGGTAATGATGTTGATGGTACTGCGTGGACATCTCTCTCTACTTATACAGCTAATTCTGGTGATGCAAGTACATCCCAGTTCGAGTTAACCGACCCATGTACAGGGGTTAACCTTGATGCTACTGGATTCTCTCCAAGAAGCACTACTGGATCAGTTAGGCGAGGAGAAGTGAACCGGGCATTACAGATTCGGTTTGAGAACAAGAGGGCTGAAACAGTATGGCTATGGGGTAGGATATCGCATTTTTATAACTCAAAAGAAGTTACTTGGACTATCGACACAGACCAAAAGACCCCCATTAATGAATGGGTTTATAGTAATCGAGGAGACTTTAGAAGCAATAAATTATTCCCAACAGGGCCAGCAGGAGTAGCGAACCTCAGAGATGATTCCTTATCTGGGACTGAGGAGTATGATCATGAGAGAGGCACTGACTGGGAGTTGGGAGTATATTCTGACACCACCGGATTCCCGTCTGTATGCACCATACACCAAGGAAGGGTTATTGTTGGGTCTAGCACTAATTATCCGAGAAGAATCGACGGTACGATATCTGGCGGTTTTGATACAACATCTCTTGACTTCTCTCCTTTCGAAAAAAATGGTGAGTCCAACGATTCAAGCGCACTGAGTCTTGATGCGAGTTCTGCTGACGGGGCTAATATACAATGGTTGTCATCTGTCGGTGCTGCTATCATGGTTGGTAACGTAACTTCAGAGGGTGCGATTTTATCTGGTGACGCTGGCTCTGGTGGTACAATAACACCTGGTAACGCTTCCTACGTCAGGCAGTCTACTCAGGGTTCATCCACAACCCAGCCAATCGTTATTGGTAAGTCGTTACTCCATGTACAAAAAGCAAAGCGCAGGATGCACGAGCTGCGTTACCAGTTGGAACAAGATGGATACGATAGCCTTGAGTTGACTGAGTTGGCGGAGCATATCACCAGAACGGGTATCATAGATATCGCGTGGCAACAGAACCCAGTTGACACGCTGTGGTGTGTTCTGGATAACGGAACACTGATCGGGCTTACTTATGAGAGGACAGCGGATGTCATCGCATGGCACAAGCATAACCTTGGCGGGACTGGTGTGTCGATAGATAGCATAGCCGTCATCCCTAACCCTACACTAGAGAGAGACCAGCTTTGGCTTTCGGTGAGTAGAACCGTGGATGGTCAGACCATCCGCAGGATAGAGGTGATGGATCGGTTCTACGAAAATGACTTAGGTATAAGGGGGGCGTACCACCAAGACGCTGGTAAGAAGTGGCTTGCGGGTACTATTAACCTTGGTGGTATAGTCGCGCCTCAAGCCGCAATAACATCCATAACCCAAGCGAACCCAGCAGTAGCTACATCGATATCCCACCCCTTCTCGACGGGAGATACAATTACGATACATGAATCTGGGACTATGACCGAGGTTCAGGATAAAACATTCAAAGTAACTTCGTTGACAGCAAATACTTTCTCATTGCAGGATACGGATGGAAACAATATAGACTCTACAGCCTATACCTCGTTTACTACCAATGGGTGGGCTAGATATATAAAGGTCACTCGAAGCACACACAACCTTTTGAACGGAGACGTTATTCGGTTTGGTAATGACCTCGCGTATGGTACTACCCAGACGATGGAAGGGCTTGAGGAAGAGTACTTTATTGTAGCGAATAAAACCACCAACGACTTCCATATCACCTATATGAACGGCAAACACATCGATGCTATGTCCGGTGAGATTGATGCTAATAGTGGAACATACCAGAAATGCGAGAACAGATTCTACGGACTCCAGCATCTTGTTGGGGAGAACGTAGAAACATATCTCGACGGGGCACCAGGTGGAGTAACAAGGGTTGACCGACTTGGCTCAGTCCTTATTGGTACACCAGTCGATCAGGTGATAACGGGTATATCACGGGCAACCCCCGGAGTGGTCACTATTGTTGGGCACGGGTACTCTAACGGTGATCGAATCGAAATTACGGGTATGGATGAATCCCGATATACAACGTTAATGGAGTTGAATGATAGGTTCTTCCTTGTTGCTAGTTCAACAATTGACACGTTTCAGCTTACAGAACTTCAGGGCGGAACGGCTATAGATACATCCGCTATGGCCCTGTTCTACGCTGGTGCGGGGAATCCTGTAGCAAGGATTCGCAACACGGATAAGTGGGGTGGGAACGTAACGATTGGACTACCCACGGACTGGTATATGGAGACGTTGCCGATTGAGGGTGGATCAGCTACAGGGACATCCCTTGGTAAGAAGAAGCGATCTGAGAGGGTCAGGATGAGGTTAATGGATACCCTTGGCTTGAAGTATGGTAACGCATCAGGTAATGTAGATGAGCACGTATTCGACAACTTGCTGTCTGGGTCTAGTGCCCCTGAGTTGTACACGGGATATATTGATGGAATATTCCAAGGAGGATACGACAGAGAACTTGTCATTAGGTTAGAGGGGGATGGGCCATATCCATGTCAGATACAATCAATACTTCCAAGCGCGAACACACAGGACGATTCATAGTCCCGGTAGAATCATGGCATATAGAAGAAATAGAAATACAGCCCGGTCAAAAATGGGTGAAGAAATTTATTGGGAATCCATACAGCCACATCTTGACGATGAGAGATTATGGGCCGTGCTTCACTGCTTTGTCGAATGGGCGTGTTCTAGGTATAGGCGGGTTGTGCAAGGTAGAGGAACACAGGGGAATGATATGGTCTATACTGGCTAGCGACATTGGTAGTGAGTTCTTCTTTATACACAAGGAGGTAAAAGCCTTCCTTAATGAAAGTAAATTGCAGAGAATCGAAATGGCAACAGAAACACCAGAAGCAGATAGATGGGCAGGGATGCTTGGGTTTGAATTCGAGGGAACCATGCGAAAATACTTCGCGAACGGTTCTGATGGCAAATTGTTTGCGAGGGTAAAATAATGGCATGGGTACCAATAGCAATGGCGGCGGTACAGGGTATTGCTGCTATATCTTCCGCCAAAGGTCAGGCTAAAGCACTTAACCAAGAAGCTAACCAGATACAAAACGTAGCCGACCAGAAGTCTGAGATAGCTGAATCGAAGTCGTTTCAGGAAACTGGAACCATGACGGCTAAAGCTTGGGGTGGAGGTCTTGGCGGTAGCCAGTCATTCCAGAGAATTATAACCAAAAACAAATTAAATTCGGCTGATGATATATCAAATATATTATTCAGTGCAGGATATGCGGCGAATGTAAAGCGAACCCAAGGGAAAAATCTGAGGAAAGCTGCTACCATGAAGGCTCTTATCGGTGTGGGTACGGCTGTTGCAGGAGGAATGATGGGTGGCCCTTCTAATCTGGATAAATTCAAGGCAGGTCGGGGTGCCAGAGAAGCAAGCAAGATTAGTAGTCATGGCGTTGGAAGTAATTTCGATGGGAGTCTTCTTATATAATGCCAAATATTATCACAAAGAGGGTTACCCACCAACCTGTTAGTGCAAACCCAGGAGTTGATCCATTAGCTGTCGGACTATCTGGTATAGCAGAACTTGGTACCGCCATAAAGAAAATGAAAGACGAGCGGGATAACGAGCGCGATCAAGAAGATGCGATGATGGCATATCAGCGCAAGAATCGTGAGCGCACCCAATTTATTTCTGATATAGAGAACAACCCGGATATAGAACCAGAAGATTATCTATTTGAACTGGACAAGTTCGAGAACGACTTCAACAACGCCAACACTGAGAACAAGAGCGAAGTCTATAAGCAAACCCTTATTGGTGCAGATAAGATCAATCGAGTAAACGCTATGAAGTCTATGGGTACGCGCATGGCCCGTGACATTAAGAAGCGCGAGGTCACCACCTTCATGGCATCGCTCGACGGGGCTGATAATGAGACCATCGATCAGACCGAGGCTATATGGAAGTCCAAGGGTACACTTGAACCCGAGTATATTGACCAGGAGATCAAGAAGCGCAGACGCGAACTCAAACGGTCTGACCTCTATGATCTAGTATATAGAGAAGATATCATATCTGCTAAACAAGAAATTGAGCAGATGGATGATAGCCTATTTAATGATGAGGAGAAGTCTAAACTTCTTGGTAATCTTGTTACTGAACATAGAACGCAACAAGCACTCAAGGAGATAGAGAACTCCGCCGCCGACAGAGAGGTCATTGACAAAATAT